TCTTTTACGAAAGCCATAAAGTTCTTTTGCGCTTTTTCCCGTGTTACAGCATTACGGTACTCCATCACCTGCTCGAACATTTTCTCCTGCTCGTTCGAGGGCAACTGCGCTATTAGGTCAGCAATGTCCATTAATAACTCGACTTATCATGCCAAGGGGTATTAGTTGCTCGTTTCATATCTGCGGGAGACAAAGTATCCGGCACTGGATTAGGCTTTAATGCTTGGTACTCCGCGTCCAACTCTCTCCACGCGTCCCACATTTCGTTCGTCCATACCACACCAGATTTATTAAAGACCCGAACAAATTTTTCCAGCGCATCCATACACCCTCCTTCGCGAAGCGAAAATTTTATTTTTCCTGAGTTCCTGTTCCTGCTGTTGTCGTATACCCGCCACTACCACCACAAGTAAAGCACATCGGGGTTGTAGGGCTGTAAACCTTATGACAGCAAGGACACTGCCAGCCTTGTGGCGCAGCCATCCAATTTCCATGCGGCCAATACGGTTGCTGATGCTGCGGCCAATATGTCATATCTTCATCTCCTTCTTAGCTTCCCTCACCCGCTCCCGCCATTTCCAATTCTGCATGACACAGCATTTACACGGTAGAAGCTTTTCAAGCTTACCCTTCAACTTTAGGTTCGCCGCTGCCTTACCGTGATGTATGCTTTTCATAACTGATGGTCAGTACTCTCGTCTTTTCTTAATCCGCCCGGCCACGATGCCAAAGCATAAGAATCCCGTATGTGCGTCAACGCTTCCTTCGCGCCATCTAAACTCGCACTTACCTTCAACGCATCAAGCGCCAATTCCATCATCTCAATTTTTAATGATTGCTTGTATTTCCAAAATCCAAACTCACTCAAGATCGGATGTTTTTCAAATTCTTCTATTTGGTTTTTCATTATTCTATATTCCTAAAGTTTAAATACACAGGACGTACACTTCGACCCGCGCCCTTCAATCTCTTCAATACCCCCAACCTTACCAGCCGGTCAATAATCTCTTTCGTATTACCCATCCCAGTCTTTTGTCTCACAGTACAGATATCCCGTATAGACGGACCATACCCAAACTTCTTCCACCACTCATCCACAACTATAAACACTTCCTTCTGCGCAGGCGTCATACCCATCTCCAAACATTCTTCCTTCGTCATCCTAGAACGCGAAGACATCTCTCTATTTATCAATATCGTTTTCATCTGTTGTCAAAAGGTTATCTGGATTTTGTTCCAGATGCAATTTTGTTAACGTCACCATTCTCAATTTTTATATCCCCCTCCGGGGTGTTTGATTCAAAATGCATGGGGGTGGTTTCTGATGGTGGGGCTTCGGGTGGAATAGTATGCTCATGGTCAGGGTGAGGCTCATTCGATTCGAGGGGGGTGGGGGTGGAGTGGGTAGCGTCCATTCCAGAATCGCTAACCGTACCCATCACAATCTCAGAATCATCATCGCTTGTTGTTGTCAATTCGTTAAGTAATTCGATAGCGTCCACATCCTGCACTTCATTACCTGCACCAGTGCCGATCATTAAAGTCTTTAGTTGCTCAAGAATCTTTTCTTTTATGTCAGCACTATCTTGCGTGTGACTGACTATCTTTCTCTCAGTAAAAGCCGCCACCTCTGTCACAGTGCCCAGTACTTTTGCCGCTTGAATCTTTTGCGCTTGTTTTGTCTCAGGATCGATTAATACCTGAGTGAGTGAATGGATTACAAGAGACCGCAAACCTTCTGCGGTACGATATGCAGCCGCCTGATTCGCCAGTTGGTAGGCTTCGATCTCAGCTTGGATTCTGCTATCGGCTTTTAACCTGCTAGCGTTATCTCCCTGAGTTTTCTTTTTAGCCTTCGTGTCATAGGCTTTGCGGTATGCACTTGCGCCCGTCTCACCAAGCGCAACTTGTCTTGCGAACTCTTTTTGCTTAGCGGTTAATTCAGAATTCGAGACGAGCAATACCTCACTTATAGGAATTTCCTTTAGTGCTTGTCTTGCTTGGTGTCTTGTCATCCCCTTAGCTTTCATGCTATCCAGCTCCGCTATTTAACCGCGCCCATCTTACCGGAACAAACTCGGAATAGTCAATCCCTATCAAATAATCCTGCTTGATTAATAAATACAAATAAAAACATATTGCAAACCACTTGACGAGATGCAATATATCAATCAGGATACAACCCATGCAGCGCCCCTATTAATTAACACAAGGAGAGAATCAAATGCAGGTATTAATCAGAATTGCTAACAACTATGGAATTGAGACAGCCTATCCAGTATGCGACAAAGCTATCTTATTCGCCCGTATTGCAGGCACTAAGACACTAACCCGCGACACCTTGAAACACGTTGAAGCACTCGGCTATCAGATCACCATAGCAGAGCAGACATTTAAGACTTTTAAACACTTACAAACCGCATAAGGAGAATTCACCATGTCAATCTATACAGAAGAAGGTTACACAAGCCGCAGAGACTACCTTGACTCGCTCGCTGAAGATTATGGACTAGACAAACAGACTGTTTACACGCTCGCATCCATTCTCGGCAGCTCAGAGGATTTTGACGGATTAATCACCGCCCTAGAAGATGAAGCAGACCGGACAGTTTGGGAGTAAACCATGCGCGACTTACTTATTAATACTTACTTAGATTATCGCAATAATTATTTAACCATTGAACTATTTGCCGAGCATAACGGACTATCACCAGTGCAAGCCGCTCAGCTTATAGACTTAGCCCGCTCAGTAATTGAAACCAATCACCCAGACCAATAAGGAGAAACAACCATGTCAAACAAAGCCGCCCTATTAGATGCACTGTCACAATTTGCCGCCAAACGCCCTAGCCTAGACTTTAACGACTATGGCAACGTCCAGAACTATCGCCAAGAATCCAGAGCAATTACTCGTGATTTACATCATGCCAGAGAACTAATCCAAGCAGTCGCACGATCAAGCATTACAGCAGACCAGATACTACAAGCGAGCAAATCCGCATTCAGTGGCAGATTGACGATCACCGAGACCGAGACGGGTTATAAATTGAACTATTGCACCGGACAATACTTTCCAACTGAATACCGGAAAGCAGTATCCGCTATTTGTGCCGCTAGCCTATGGACTTTTTACAGAGAGCAGTGCATGCCTGAACCAGTTTATATACATCATGGCAGCGCAACCGATCACCCAATGAGAACGGAAGCCACCTATAACGGAATGAATGCGGGCGATTTTTTACGTAATACATGCAAGAAAAACTTTTCCCGCTCAGTTTATCAATCATATTTTAGATAAGGAGATCAAGACATGAGTTACCCACAGACCGCGATTGAAGCATTAAACCAATTGAAACAACTAGACCACGATTACATCGAATTATTGATTGAGCGTGACTGTTACGGTGCAACCCCGTACTTATCAGGCAAAACCGATCAAGGTTGGTCTATTGTCTGGCACCCAGACTTTTTATCGAATTAAGGAGATCACAGCATGAAAATCGTGAATGATTACTACGACTTTAAAATTGCCGGACACTTTTTACCCGCCATTATTAACGGAGATTATTCCGGCTTAACTGATACCGAATGCATTCAGCTTGACAGCTTTATCGATGATTACAACCTGCTAAAAAATGCTATCTGGGATTTAGACACCGCAGAAGATCAGGATTCACATTTTGCCGAATGTGACATCACCGGACTATATGCAGACTGCTACAGCGTAAAGCTGCACTTTTTAAATCAGCATGAGGAGATCACCGCATGATATTTTTCAATAGCAGGTATGAAGCCTTGAAGGTTTACCCTAACGCAATAATCCGCAAGATATTAAACCACCATGCAAACCCGAAAGCAGGTTTGTATGTGGCTTTTAATGACTGGCTTACATATGAAGACTGGCAACAATCTGGACACGTTAAATAAAGGAATTGTCAATTATGCAACAATCTATTTTTGATGTAGTGCCTGAACCTAGAGACGCATCGACAATTCAAATAGTAATTTTAGACAATGGTTGCCGAATTTCCTACGGATTACCATTACCTGATAAAAAAGACTTGACACTTGACTGGGTCAGGCTTAACAATGCAACAGATGATTGACGATCAACCTATTACAATCTGGAGAAAAAATAATGTTCGGATATAAATGCTTTTATAAAGACAAAACTTGTGAAGTTAAGGCTTTGCGCTCATACGATGCACAGCAATTAGCAGCAAAGATATTCAAGGCAAAAAAATCTTATGAAGTAACTGTAATGCTATGCGAAAAGCAGGTGAACGGCACGACAGAGCAGGTAATTCACGCACCTACATTCTAGGAGATCAGACGGATGAACAATATCAAAACAATGACAGTGGGAAAACTGTTAGAGCAGCTAGAAAACATTCCCAAAGATTTACCAGTTTATATATGGGTAGATGGTGATCGCTACCCTATCGTTGACGTTGACGATTCATGGGTTGATGAAGGTGGTTGGCTAGATATAAACACTATCCAGATAGAAAACTACGCAGGTTAACAGGAGATCAGACGATGAATACAAAAGAATTGATGTCACGAGAAGAAATTATTGAAAAGTATGTTGACTATTTAGTCGATGGTATGGATTGGGAAACAATGCAGCAATTTGTAACCGAGATATTGTGGGAGCAATTAGATAAATTAGGTGATTCCGATTTACTAAATGAGGTGTCGAAATATATGCCTGATTTAATCATTGACTAATGGGAGATCAGACGATGAACTACAAACGAATAATGCACACACTATTTGATAAACAGTGCAAAGAGTGTCGAGAAGTAAGAATACCTTTTTGGTATTCATGCTGCTCATTTTGTGATGTTGGCGAAGGACAAATTAGCTAGGAGATCAGACGATGAAACAAATTGAGACGTACACAAATGAATTCTACGGTATCGAATCACGCATATTCGAAACGGACAAGGGTTTCACGGTGGCATTACATGATCTTGATGCCGATGAAACGCTGAACTATTTATATCGCTGCCAGACACTAGCGCAAGCAGTAGTCAAAGCAAAACACTTAGCTAACTTATAGGAGATCAGACGATGAAACCAACAATGTCAGTGGATTCAAAAGTATTTGACGAGCATACAATCATTGTAGATTTTAATGCTTACGATGACGATATAAACGAGCCAACACACTTTGGCGGTTATGTTCGCATTATTCAAAGTAATGATGCGCAATGCTTTTATGTTGTTGTGATTGATGTTAATGGCGATGTGCTATCTGAAACGGCAGTGCCTTATGTATTTAGACCAATAGACGAATAGGAGATCAGACGATGAATAGTTTTGACGAAGTTGTAGCTTTTGTAAACTCAACAGCCGAGCATTTATCAATAGATAGGGATGTTGTCTTTGAGATTCTGGTAACAGAAGATCAGGATTTTACCTATCACAAACATGGTTATAGCTACTCAGCAGTAATGGATGTGCGCAATATTTGGAATGATGCAAAGAATTTTTTTAAACCACAGGGGAAAGCAGAATGAAAAAGATCACGATTGAAATAGAAGTGCCGGAAGATTTTAACGATATCAATTTATCTAATCTTATATACGACGCAGAGAAATTAGCCAGTGGTGATTGGCTTGCATCATGGTGGCATATATCAGACGTACAAGAACGAGCAGAAGAAAATGGTGACACACTATCAGACGATGAAGCGCGTGACGTACTTGCCTACATGGATAAGTATCACGACTGCGAAATAGGTATCAACTGGTACAGCATGGATGTACACATTGATAATGTAATTGATGAACGAGAAGAAGATGAGATAGAGGAGATCGAAGAATGACAGCACAATTACGCAATGAATATGTAGCAGTGGTAATGTCAGCAGAGCTATTAAAGTTTTGCCGAGAAAATGATTTGCCATTCGAAAGTGCAGACGAGTTAGCACTGCGTGAAAATTTAACAGACTTTCAATTCGGTTTTCTCATAGCTTTTACAAGGCTATGGGAATCCTTGATTGAAGTATGAGTCAGGCTTATAGGAGATCAGACGCATGAGAAAATATGAATTCGATGTTGATGTTATTGTTACCTTCAGACGAACAGTTTCTATCGATGCACTAGACGAGGAGCAAGCAGAGTATTTTGCTCATGCTGACATGCGTAAAGAATTCGGTCTTGAATGTGAGATTGAATTCCCTGAGACTGTAAAGACAGGAGTCGCACAAGATTATAGGAGACGAAGTGAGATTCAGGATTAAACTAATACGAGATTACAAATTCGAGATTGACATTGATGCCGACAGCACATCCGATGCTGTTAGCAAAGTGTTAAGAACTGCGCTACACTACGATCAAAGCGATCAGAAGGAAACTAAAATTGTCGCAATCTCCGAAACCCCAAAGGATGTTTACCATTCACTTGATTGAATCCGACTCCGGTTATGTCCATGTAATAACAGACTATACCGGAGAAGGTGAGATCGTCTTGAGCTTGGGTACTGAAATACTAAATACCCTTGCTCTCATTCAGCCATTCACCGAAGGGCGATTGAGTGTCGCCCATCCGGTGAGATCAGATGCCCAACATTGACTGGGTCAGGCTTTGTGATGCCTTGAACATGCCTACCCTTTTCCAATAGTCATTAAAATCCTCCCCCACTGTGTCGCTAATCCAATACTTCCATCCTATTTTCTTTGCTGTATTCTCACCAGTAAGGCTTACATCATTGTCTGCGATTACCAATCCACCGACTAAACCTTCTGCTACCTTCAGCATGTTGCCTGCACTAAAGCAAACATGGATAGAGTACGGACGCTTTAATTGCTTCATGATCAGACGAACAGACAATGCCGTAGCGTATCCTTCGCATAGGATATTAAAACCACCACGACCGAACGTGAACGTAGCATTACTTGTACGCTGTCCGTATAAGAACTTCTTACCACCATCCTCATCAATCATTTGCACACCAACAATCGAGCCAGATACACGCATAGGTATCAGAAGAACAGGCTTACCCTCTATATGTAATACGTTACCTTGCTCTTTCTCGAATCCCTTTGCGATCAGGTATGAGTGCGTTGACATACCAGAACTATTCAGCATAGTGACAGCCCTTTGCTGCGCTATTCTTTGCTTCTTGATGATCTCATCATCCGCTTTGTGAACAGCCGCACGAATTTCTCTGTAGTTGACTGAGTCAGGCTTATCAGATTTCCAGATAGACACAACAGTATCCATTGCATGATTCTGTACAAACCCATGCGTACCTAGATACTTCACCGCACCATTCTTAGAGCGAGGATGATCTTCAGTTGGATATCTTTTCCATACACCCATAGGTGGATAGTCATTGATGATGATGCCATGTGATCTGGCGAAGTCTATGAAGTCCATGATTTAATGTATAAAGATTGGGCATTGAATTTCTAATCTATCTTTCTTTGATGCTGCATTAAAGATAAGAACACGACCAGATATTTTGTAAGCATAATTTCTTATTGCTTCATCAGGTGAACTACCATTTCCATAACTTGATTCAAGAGTTGGTGAAGAGAAATCCTCTTTATCTTCTGCGCCATCAAAGTGCGAGTAATATTTTTTGTCTGAACTTATACCTCTTACGTTTCTTTCAGTGACCAACATAGTCAGATCATGCGCGTCAGCAAAATCTTCGATGGTGCATTTAGCTAACTGTTTAATTATTACTTTCATCTTCATTCTCCCCATGTAGTTGGCAAGGCTTCAGTTTAGGTTGATCTTTTGGTTGTGGCTTTCCGAAGATCAGATCAAAGTTCTCTCTGTACTTATCTGTGATCTCTTTGGTCTTGATCTCGTCTCCAGTTACATCATTGCGTGTAGTCATTACTTCCTCCCTGTTTTCTTTAAGAACGCATATAGTTTTTTCTGTACAAACTTTTCTACTTCTTTGGTTGGTGTGCTTACCTTCGTATCATCCATCAGTCTAGGCCATACTCCAAACTTCTCTCTATATGTGTTAGCTGCCCTACCCTTCGACCATCCCTTATATCGAATGTAATACTGCATCATCGACCAGAACTCTTGCTTATTAACATGACCCATCGCGCCAGATAATTCTTCTAACTCACCAGCTACATCAATCACTTTGTTAATACGCTCTCTTACATAACCACAGTTGTAACAAGTATCACCGCCACTCCACAGCACACTGCATGATGGACACTTTGATTCTTTCTTCTCACGTTCAGACGGTTCTTTCTTTGCCTTCTCTTTACCCTCATCCAACTCATGCACACCATCTCTATATACCTCTTCCCATTCTTTACGGAAGCGCAGATAGTTACCTGAATGATCGAGCCACAACGCAAACTCTTTTCCTTCGTGACCCCTCATTACGCGACCCATCTGTTGGATGTGTGATGACAGTGACTTACTGAATGGTCTAGCTGAGATACCAATCATTACATCAGGCACATCAAATCCCTTTGTAAGAATGTCAGTGGCTATCAATCCTGTAATTTCTGTGTCAGGCTTAGCAAAATCTTCAATGACCTGCTTCTTCCACTCATCATCATCCTTGTAGCTGATGCAGATAAAGTTGTGACCATGCTCCTGAAACTTCTTAGCCAAGTCTGAACCATGATCTACACCTGCTGCAAACACGATAGTCTTTTTAGGTTCGCCAAATACTTCATGTGTTTTCTTAATCCATTCAGCAACTACATCGCCAGTGATCTTCTTACCACGCTCTGTTGCTTCAGCATTCGACCATTCGCCTGCTACTTTCTTTGCGCCAGTCATGTCAATCTCTTTTGCAATGAACACACG